GAAGTTAAAAAGAAAAAAAATGAAATATAACTATATTACTTACACAACTTTACCTCCAACGTTTGACTGCTATACAAGTTCACTTATCGGAACATTCTATATAATACTAAACTAAATGGCAAAGACTAAAGAACTAACTATTAAAAAGACTTTCGGCAAACGTAAGGTCGGTAAAGCAAAGAAATCAATTTGTAAACGAGATAGGAAAACTAAAACTTATAAAGGACAAGGATGAAAATAGAATTAAAAAAGCTAAGCGATTTAAAGCCAGCTCCATACAATCCAAGACAAAGTAATGCCGAACAGGAAAAGCAATTAAAAAGTTCACTTGAAAAGTTTGGAGTTGTCGAACCTATTATTTTTAATAAACAAACAGGATTTATAGTTGGCGGACATTTTAGGATAAGAGAATTAAAAAAGTTAGGTTATAAAGAAATTGAATGTGTAATAGTTGATTTAAACGAAGCTGATGAAAAAGAATTAAACATAAGATTAAATGCTAATACAGGAAGTTGGGATTGGGATGAGTTGGCAAATAATTGGGATAGCGAATTGTTATCGGACTGGGGATTAGAAATACCTGGATTCGAACCTACAATATTAGAAGCAGAAGAAGATGACTTTAATGTTCCTGAAGGCGGAATTGAAACGGATATTGTTTTAGGTGATTTATTTGAGATTGGAGAGCATAGGTTACTATGTGGAGATAGTACGGATTCGGATTCAGTTGCTAAACTAATTAATAATATTGAAGTTGATATGATTTGGACTGACCCTCCTTACGGAATAAATGAAAAAGGAGATAGAAGTAAAAGAGGAGGATTAGCAAAAGGAAATAATTTACCTGATTTTAAAGATGACACAATACAATATGCAATAGATGCTTTTAACCAATCCTTTAATTTAAATATAAAAGAGCAAGTTTGGTTTGGAGCAAATTACTATTGCCATACTTTACCACAAACAGCAAATTGGTTAGTTTGGGACAAGAGAGTTGAAGAAAAACAAAGAGATAATAATTCAGACTGTGAGTTAGCTTGGGTTAAATCAAAATATAGTTCAATAAGAATATTTAGACATTTATGGAAAGGAATGTTAAAAGATTCAGAAAGAGGAGAAAAAAGAGTTCACGCAACACAAAAACCAATTGCATTAGTAGAATATTGTATAAACGAATATTGCCCTGACGCAAAATATATTTTAGATTACTTTGGCGGTAGCGGAGTTTGTATGGTAGCATCACATCAATTAAAAAAATTATGCTTAACAATGGAGTTTGAGCCACATAACTGCCAAGTAATAATAGACAGAATGAAAAAACTTGAACCAACAATTAAAATCAAAAGAAACGGAATTGAATTAAAGTAATTAGAAATTAATTAGACAAATGGCCAACGATGAAAATTTAATACCTGCTCAACCTGGAGAAATAAGAAATCCAAATGGCAGACCAAAGGGAAGTAAAAACAGAGCTACAATAGTTAAGAAATGGTTAGAGGTAAATCAAAACTTAAAGAATCCTTTAACAGGGCAAGATGAATTTTTAACTCAAGAAGATTTAATTACTTTGGCAATTATCAAAAGAGCAAGGGATGGGAATGTAAATGCTTACAATGCTTTAATGGATAGTGGCTATGGATCACCAGCTCAAACAGTAAATCAAACAATAACTGAATATCCTATATTCCCTGGAATAGATTTGAATGTTGATAAAGACGACAGCTCAGCGGAAGATATTTAAACTCAAAAAAAGGGTTAGAATTGTTCGTGGAGGTACTTCAGCTTCCAAGACGTTTAGTATTATACCCTTTCTAATTACTCACGCTTACAACGAACCTAATAGCGAAATAAGTATAGTTGCTGAAACCATTCCACATTTAAAACGTGGGGCCTTAAGAGACTTTTTAAAAATAATGGACTTAGTCGGTTTGTATAATGATGCAAGTTTTAATAAGTCAAGTTTAATTTATACGTTTCAAAATGGTTCTTATATTGAATTTTTTAGTGCAGATAGTGAAAGCAAATTAAGGGGTGCTCGGAGGGATGTATTATTTGTAAACGAGTGTAATAACATAACTTGGGAGGCATACTATCAATTAGCAATAAGAACACGTAAGTTTATTTATTTAGATTACAATCCTGTTTCTGAATTTTGGGTGGATAAAGAATTAATTAATGATGTTGATTCCGAAATGGTTATCCTTACTTACTTAGATAATGAAGCACTTGACAAATCAATAGTTCGTGAAATTGAGAAAGCAAAAGAGAAAGCTAAAACTAGCAAATATTGGCAAAACTGGTTTGAGGTTTATGGTCTTGGTCAAATCGGTACGCTTCAGGGAACGGTCTTTGAGAATTGGTCCATTGCTCCTTCCATTCCGAAGGATGCTGAATTGATTGCTTATTCTTTAGACTGGGGTTACTCGAATGATCCTACAGCTTTAGTAGCTTGTTATAAGTCAGGCCAACAATATTATTTCGATGAATTGATATATCAAACTAAACTAACGAACAGCGATATTATAGACAAACTAATTAAACTCGGAGTTTCTGAGTATTCTGATATCATAGCTGATAGTGCAGAACCTAAGTCGATTGAAGATTTAAGGAGAAGGGGATTTTCAGTTAGTCCAGCTAAGAAAGGCCCCGATAGTATTAGAGCTTCAATATCTTTATTACAAGAGATTCATTTTAAGGTAACTGAGAATAGCACTAACTTAATTAAGGAGTTAAGAAACTATTGTTGGGATGTTGATAGGGATGGTAATAAAATGCAGAACCCAGTTGATGACAATAACCATGCTATTGATGCGATTAGATATTTGGCAATGAATAAGTTAAGTTCGTTATCGGACTGGATGGACTTTGAATAGATGGCTACAATTTGTAACCAACTGATTTGAATAATGAATATAAATCCTAACCATTGGTTCGGATAACAAAAGTAAAATTTTAAACATTATATATATGATGATACCAACAAATGTAAATAACCTAACAATAAAGGAGTTTATTGAATACGAGAATATAAGAACTTCGAGTTTAGAAAACATTGATAAAATTATTCAAATAGCTTCGAGCTTTACTGACATTTCAGTATCGGAATACGAGAATATGAGTTTTAACGAACTTGAAAAAGTAAAGAGTAAAGTATTACTACTTATTAATTCAAAACCTAACACAAGGTTAAAGAATACGTTTTGGCACGATGGGACAAGATACAAAGCTTGTAAGGATGAAAAAGATTTTAAGACAAATCAATATACTGCATTAAAGCAATATGAAACCGATGTCATTAATAACTTGCATAAAATATTAGCTTTGATATATGTTAAGTGTCCTGTATTTAGTAAGTATAAGTTTAACTCAGATAACGTTGAAGAAATAAGCGATGTTATTTATAATTATGGAAAGGTAGGGGATGTCTATGGCACACTTTTTTTTTACTCGAACAGGTCCGAAAAATTGAAAGCGGATTTGTTGAACTCTTTGGAGGAGGTGCAGAAGGAGATAGCGATTCACATGGAAGTAGTGAACAGGGAGTTAAATCTTTCAGAAGAGAATATGGTTGGTACTTTATAATCGATTCGATAACAGGTGGCGATCCTTTTAAAGAAGATGAACTAATGGAGTGGTCGATTGCTAGGTTTTTAAATCGAATACAATACATGAAGCATAAAGCGGAAAGTGAACAATTTGCACAATCAATAAATGAATGAAGTTGAAATAATATTAGAAGCTTTCGGCACTAAGGTAGTCGAAGATTTGCGTAAAAGCTTATCAGATAAACTACAAGCTAAAGCAGCATTCTATCAAAGTAAATATAAAGGTGCATCACCTAATCCTGGTGAAAGTGCTTTGGGTGCTTCAATTAAATATAGGGTTGTAGATTCATCTGAGGGTATTAAATTAAACGTTTACTTAAATGATTATTGGGAAGCGGTTGATAGTGGCCGTAAAGCTGCTGGTGTTAGTCAAGGTGCGAGAATAGATAAATGGATAAAGTCACGCAACTTAATACCAGGTTTTCAAACTAACAATTTAAAAGATAGGTTAAAAAGACAAGCTGAAAATACAAGTAATCGAAAAAAGAAAGTGTTAAAGAAAATGAAGTTTTCAGAAGCTGTAAAAGCAATGGACTTTTTAGTAAGAAGAAAATTAAAAGAAAAAGGATATTGGGGACTTAATTTTTTTGATGAGGTTGTAAACGATGGAAGGCAAGAGAAATTAACTAAAGATATAGCAGCAGCTATGAAAAAAGATATAGAAATAATAATTAAGACAAATAGATATGGCGATAACAATACTTAGTAAACCAACGGATGCATTATATTACGGTTATGTACCTTGTTATAATAATCAATGGTTTGTGGCTTCGAGTTCTCAAACATTAGCAGCTAACTTTAAATATTACATTGTAGTAACTGATATATTAAGTGGTTATAGTGTAACCGAGAAGTTCTTACCAAACCCAAGCGGCAAGCTTCAATTCGATGCTTCAAAGTTTAGTGAGTTATTAATGACTAATTATATTCCAGTTAATGTTTATGGCTTTCAACAAAATACAAGTATTAGAAGGATAAGAGTAAACATTGGTGAGATATACGGTTCGCCATTACCTGGCACAATTACTTCAGGAACTGATATTGAATATAATGTATGGAATGGTAGTTTAGAAATGCTTACGTTTTCGCAATACAATAGTAAAAATTATACTTGGGATTTAAGTACAACTCCTAATCTTAATTATCCCGTTTTGTTATCGGACTTAGCAGACGACTATACTTATAATAATAGAAGTAACTTTTTATATTGGATGATGCTTGAGGGTCAAACTGATTTACCTGAAATCTATTTAAAGACTTATAATGCTGCGGGAACTTTATTAAATACTTATACGATAACAAATAGTGTAAGCACGGGAACTTATCGAACTAATATGGTTTGTATTGATGTGGGTAAAAAAGGAATAGATGGGATTAATGCAAGTTATTTAGTAGGGGTTGAATATTACGAAATACATGCTAAGGTATCTTCAGAGTTAGCTTCATTCAAGATTAAAAAATATACAATAAAATGCAGTCCTCGTTTTGATGTTTATACACTTCACTACTTATCAACTACAGGAGCTTATGAAACTTTGCATTGTAGTAAGGTATCGGAACTAAACTCAACAAAAACGAGTACAACTTTTAAACGCTCACCTTGGACTGTTGTGTCTAATGTAATGACTTTGGATTATTCGGTAGCTGTAGAACAACCAACTATCGTAAACGTTCAAAATGGATTAAAGTTAAATAGCGACTGGGTAACGAAGGCAGAATTATTAAAGTATAAAGATTTGTTTTCTTCTCCAGATGTTAAATTAGATTTAGGAACTGCTCAGGGTTATGCATCTGTAAAAGTAACTAATGGAACTTATGTCTCTAAGAATAACGATAAACTAAGAAACTTAACTTTTGATTTATTATTTACTCACAATAACCAAAGACAAAAAGGATGAACGATATAAAGATTTTATTATATACTCAAGATGCAACTCCTATAGAATACGATGTTAGTTATATTGATGAGATTCCTATTAGCTTTAACTTTTTAATATCGGACATAAGAAATCCCGATAAAAAGAATGCAAGTTTTTCAAAGACAATAACATTTCCAGGAACTAAGGACATTAATAAATTCTTTGAGTTAATATGGAAGTCAAACATTAGTTTAAATTATTTTAATCCTAATAAGAAATGTGACATATATTATTATGTTAATAGCGTACTTCAGTTTAAAGGGGATTTACAACTAATCAAAATTAACGTTGATGATTCAACTGGTGAGGTTGTTTATGAATGTAGCTGTAAGGGAACTATTGGAAATGTATTTACAAAAATAGGAGATAAGTTATTATCAAATCCTGAAGATACATCGTTTACTAACTGTTTAAATTTTAGTACTTATAATCACAATCTAACTTTTACAAACGTAACTAATAGTTGGGCCACATCAATACAAGTAGCTGGTTCGCCTGTTGCATTTGCTTTGGGTAATGGATATATTTATCCACTTATAGATTATGGAAATCAAGTAATGCCAAGTTCGGGTAATACGTTACCAGTTGCTGAAAGGGATTTTGAGATTAAATACTTTAGACCAGCATTATATAAGAAAACAATATTAGATAAGATATTCTCCGATGCTGGTTATTCTTATACATCTACATTTTTTAATTCAACATTTTACAAAAGTCAAATCATTCCAACAAGTGGCGATAAGTTTGAAAAAACAGCTCAGCAATTAATAGACAATCAATTCTATGTTGGGAGGTCAAGTAATTTTAATGTTGGACCTAATAATGCAGCTTTTGTTTCAGCTTCAAGTTCGTGGAATCAAAATACACCAACAACAAATACTATTTTATTTAATGCTACATCTTCGCCTTATAACAATGCTGCGGGTAAATACAATTCAGCAACTGGTAAGTTCACAAATACTTATGCAGCTTTTAAATATGTAAATTATAATATTGAAGCGGTTATCAATTTAGATTTAGATTTAATATATACGGGTTCAGGTTCGCCAACTTATGTAGCTTTTTTAGGTAATAATAGAAAAATATTTTATACTATAAAAGTTAATAACGTTGTTGTTGCTTATGAAGAATTTGTATTTAATCCATTTGTTGCTTTTGATCCTAATGCTTTTTATCCTTTAAGTATTGGAAATATAGAACGTAAAATATCTTTACCAGCATTTGCTTTATATGGCGGTTTAGATGTTAAAGTCGATATCGGTTGGAATTTAGAATTTGCTTTTTTTGATGTTGGTCCTTTATATAATCCTATTGCAGCAAGTTCAGCTCAAGTAACAGCAAAGGTTAAAAGTGCAAAAACATTTTTCTCAGGTAATTATGTAAATACAAATATTGATGAAGATGACTTAGTAGATTTGAACAAAGTATTACCGATAAATATTAAACAAATAGATTGGTTAATGTCGGAGTTTAAATTGCATAATCTTTATATGGTGCAAGATAAAACAAATGAATACAATTACTTTATTGAAGATAGGGAGAATTTTTATAGTGGCTCAATAGACTGGTCTGATAAGCGTGATTACTCAATGAAGCGTGAAGTATTGCCAATAGGTGAACTTGATTTTTTACGATATGAATTAGAGTATAAAGAAGATTCAGATTATTTTAACGATAAGTATCAAAAAGATTATAAAGAAACTTTCGGTAAACATATAGAGTATGTCGATAATGATTTTATTAATCAAACAAAAGATGTAAGTGTAATTTATTCGGGTACTCCTTTAAAAGGTAACTATGTAAATGGCTTAGTCATACCAACTATTTATAAAGTAGAAGCTGGTGTTATTAGTCCAATACAATCAAATATAAGATCGCTTTATTATGGCGGTTTAATTGCTATGAATTATGGCAGTTGGAAATTATGGTACACAAACGGGAATACCTCAACAACTTATACTACCTATCCATTTGCTGGGGATTGCGATAATCCTTATAATCCTACTTTAACATTAAATTGGGATACACCTCACGAAGTTTATTATACTTATCCTCAAGCGACTTATACCGATAACAATTTGTATAATAGGTTTTATTCTAAAATGATAAATCAGTTAACTGATAAGAACTCAAAGATTGAAAGGCGATATTATAATTTAAGTGCTTACGATATTAAGAACTTTGATTTTAGAAATGTAGTTTGGGATGATGGGTATTATATAGTAAATGCGATAAAGGATTACAACTTTATGAAGCCACAATCGACAATGGTCGAATTATTAAAGTTAACTGATTATGCTGTATTCGTTCCTGATAACGATATTGATTTTAGTGATGGGGATGGGGACGGTAAAGGTTTAGCACAAATGCAAAATTTAAGTTCTGCAAATGGAAGTAATATAAACTTTGGTTACAATAGCAATATAGTAGGGGGCGATAATAACTTTGTAGCTTCAGGGGCAAATAGCGTTACGCTAACGAACTCAAACAATGTAGTTATAGAATCATCAATAAGTAATTTTACAGGGGTTAATTTATCAAGTACAAGCACAATAACAAGCGGTGGTATAAACTTATCGGATGCCATTACAATAGATAATTCAAGTGGTACTTATTTAGCAAAAGTAAACGCAAGTCAATTAGTAAAAAAGTCAATAACCATAACAGCTAATTATACCATTGATGGAAGTTGTACGTTTTTTTATGTAAGTGCAACAGCTGGAAATATAAATATAACAATAGACCCTACTTTATTTATTGATTACGAGTTCACATTCTTTAGAACAGATGCAACTGCTAACCTAGTAAAGTTATACGGGGTGGCTTCAGAAACGCTTAATGGAGCAGCATTACCACAAACAATAATAATAGGGCAATATTCAATAATAACAATTAAATCAAATGCAACTAACGTCTTTATAATATAATTATGGCAACTGAAAAAATAGGTTTTGACATAACAGTCAATGGAGTAGAAAGAACAATAACATCTTTTAAAGATTTAAAAAAAGCAACAAAAGATTTAAGAGATGAGCAACTTGTTATGTCGGCAAAGTTTGGGGATACATCTGAACAAGCAAAAAAAGTTGGTCAAAAATTAGCTGATTTAAAAGATAAGGTTGAGGACTTAAATGATTCAACTAAAAGTTTAAAAGGTAGTGGAGTTGAGAAACTAACATCTTCATTTAGATTATTAGGTGATGGTTTAGGAACTTTTGATTTCGATAAAATTAAATTAGGGTTTAAAGGTGTTGGTGCTGCAATGAGTGCTATTCCAATATTTTTAATAATTGAAGGTTTAAAATATTTATATGATAATTTTGACAAAGTAATTGAACTTTCTGATGATTTAACAGGAGCTACAAAAGAGCAAACTAAAAGCGTAGAGGATTTAAATTCAGCTATGGAAAAGTATAAAAATTTAACAGATGAAGTAATTACAAGTAATAAAAATTATGCTGCAAGACAAATAGATGTTGCAAAAAATGCTGAAAAAATAAAAGATTTAGAAGCTAAGGGTGGAGATAATTTAAAAGAAATAAATAATTTAAAAAGAGAATCAATAAAATTAGAAATACAAAATTTAAAAGTTACTAAGGAATCACAAGATGGAAATTTAAAATTTCAAGACCAATTAAAATCAAATATTGAATTAGCTCAAAAAGAAAAAGAATTACAAAGAATTGATATAACTGAAAATGCTGCTGCATTAAAAGATAAAGCAGAAAAAAATAAATCATATAATGATAAAAGAGCTGGAGATGAAAAAAAGTTATTATCTGATTTAGAAAATGCAAAAGAACAATCTTATGTAAGGTCTTTAAAAAGTGAACAAACACAATCTATTGCAAAAGCACAATTTGATAATGATAAATTAATTGAAGATATAAATAAAAGCAAAGCAAGTAAAGCAACAAAAAATAAAGCATTAATTCAAGCTGAAATAACTTTACAAGAAAATATAGCACAAATACAAAAAGATTATAAAGTTAAACAAGCTGCAATAGATAAAACAGCAGCAGATAAAAAAGCAGCAGATGATAAAAAAATAGCAGATGATGCAAAAGCAGAAGCAATAAAGGTTATACAAACTAAATTATCAATAATAGAAAGTGGTTATCAATTAGAATTAGAAAAAGATAAAACTAAAAATAGCATAAAATTACAAAATGTTGAAAAAGATTCTGAAGAAGAAAAAGCAATATTAGAAAATGCAGACCAAGAAAAATTAATTAAAGAAAAAGCACATTTAGAAGAAATTTATAAAATTAATATTGCCAATGCTAAATTATTAAATTTAGATACTACCAACCTTACAAATAAATATTTACAAGAAAAAGAAGCTTTAGAAAATGCTGCTAGGGATAAAAAAACTGAAGCAGATAAAAAAGCTGAAGCAGATGAAAAAGCAAGAAAAACACAATTACATAAAGATATACTTGAATCGGTAAACATTGCAGCTCAAACAACTTTATCAGTTCAAAAAACTTTATCAGATACTTATTACCTAAAGGAATCACAAAAAAATAATAAACTTTATGCCGATAAATTAAAAAATGTAAGGCAAGGTTCTAAAGAAGAAAAAGCAATATTAGAACAAAAGGCAGTTGATGAAAAAGACTTAGCTCGTAAACAATTTGAAACACAAAAGAAATTCAATAGAGCTTCTGCAATATTAAATGGTATCTTAGGATTAGGTGCTATCTTTGCAATTCCCGATCCAACATTAGGAATACTTTCTGCAATAAGAGCAGTCGCTTTAGTTGCAACAACAGCCGCTAACATAGCTGCAATAAATGCTACACAATTTGATGAAGGCGGAGCTACAGCGGGTGGAATACCAGCAGCAGCAGACGCATCACCAACAACAAGTCAAGCTCCAGCAATATATGGACCAGGTCAAGGGCAGTCAACTAC